TTTTTTTATAATTAAAAATGCGATGGCGAAAAAGAGTAAAATGATACAAGAGAAAGCGAAAAAAGATGTCTGATATTGTCGTTAAGTTTAGACCAGATGGTCATACAAAATTAATTGAAGCTATAAAAAGATTAAATACTGCTACTGGTGGTTATAGAAAAACAACAGATAGTGCTACAAAAGGTGGTAGAAAATTCAGCGACCAAATAGGTAGAAATCGTAAGGCTATGTCATTGTTTGAAAACAGTCTAGCTACTATACGTTCAAGATTACTTATATATAACTTTTTGATGGGTGTTGGTGTTACACAAATGGTAAGAATGGCACAACAATCTGCTAGATTGCAAAATATGGAAAGAAGTTTTGCTAATTTAACAAAAAGTGCAGGATCAGCATCAACACAAATTTCTAAATTAAGTGCAGCAACTAAAGGTACAGTTTCTAATTTTGATTTATTGCAACAAGCAAACAATGCTATGATACTTGGAGTTACTAAAAACTCTGATGAAATGGCAAATATGTTTGGTATGGCTAAAAGACTTGGTGATGCTTTGGGTGTAGACACAACTAGAGCTGTTGAATCACTTATTACTGGTATTGGTCGTCAATCAAGACTGATGCTTGATAACATTGGTATTATCGTTAAATCAGAAGATGCCTATAAAGATTATGCTGCAAGTTTAGATAAAACAGTAGACCAATTAACAGATTCAGAAAAAAAACAAGCATTTTTTAATGCTGCTATGGACGCTGCTAATAAAAAAGTAAAACAATTAGGTCCAAATACTAAACAACTTTCAGACCAATTTGCACAATTTGGTGCAACTATGACTAATTTAGGTCAGAACATTTCTTCTTCTATTGCACCAGCATTGGGTGCTATGGCAGAAACAATAAGTAATTTTATTAATGATTTATCAAAAACTGATTTAGAAAAAGCAAGAGATGATTTAATTGAAATAGGAGTTGCTGCTAAAGATATAGCCTTACTTAATAGGGCAATAGATTTAGAAAAAGCGACAGACAGATTTGTTGATTCAACAAGAACTTTAACTAATAGTTTTGGAAATTTTAGAGATGTAACAGAATTACCTTTAAATTTAGAAGAATTAAAAAATTTAGGATTTGTAGTACAAACTAGTTCTAAAGAAGTAGAAGATTCAGTTGCAAAAATTGGCGTTGCATTAGGTACTGGTAATGAAGAAATTAGAGATTTTGCTTTAGGTCAAGAATTAGCTGGAATGTCATCTGGATTTGCTACACAAATGTTAAAAGGATCTACTAAAATAATAGAAACTAACACAGTTGCTTTGCAAAATTTTACAGGTGTTAATGAAAATGTTTCTGCATCTATAGAACAAATGGTAAAAAAAGGTGGTGAATTAACAACTGAATTAGCAAATTTAAAAATAAAAACTAAAGATTTGAGTGATGAAGAAAAAAAGAGAAAAGCTGAGCTTTTAAATGAAATAGATATTAATACTGAAAAACTTAAATTTTTAAGAAATTTATTACAGCTTTTATCAATAAGAGAGCAATCTGAAAAAGATATGAATAGGTTGCGTGGCGAAGGAAATCAATTAGATGAAGATGGTAATAAAATTGATGAAAGAGCAGTAGAATTAAAAAACATACTTACAGAAACTTTTGCAAAATCAAAAACAGCCAGAGCAGATAACTTAAAAACTATTTTAGATGATATTGACTCAAGAAAAGATTCACTTGATTTAGATGGCAAACAAATTGCTGCATTAAAAATATTACAAGCAGAATATGATAAATTAACAGGAGTTTCTACAGAATCTACAAACATACAACTTAAAAATGTAAGTGCTTTAGCTAAAGGATTAAGTTCATTAGTAGGAAGCAATAAAGCAAATGCTTTAGAATCAGCCAGACTTTCACAAATAGCTGCTATAATAGATACATATGCTGCTGTAAACAAAACATTTAAAGATGGTGGTGGATTAAATCCTGCTACTTTTGTTGCTGCTTCTGCTATATTAGCACAAGGATTAGCTAACGTAGCTATCATTGAATCACAATTATCTAAAATGGGTGGTAGTGGTTCTGGTAGTAGTGGTGGCGTTTATGGATCTTTTGAACACGGAGGTTATGTAGGTGGTAATCGACATTCACAAGGTGGTACTATAATAGAAGCAGAACGTGGCGAATTTGTAATGAGTAGAAATGCAGTAGAATCTATCGGCTTAGAAACACTTAACCAAATGAATCAATCAGGTGGTGGTGG